TACTATTTTCTTTTTATATAAAACTTACTACTCTACACTACACTGATATAGAACTCAATCAACTCCTCTGATTTATGACACACGCCCGTCAGTGTAGGCTTCCGTGTAGCCCCGTGCTGGGTCTAATCCATTCCATAGTTGTTCTCAGGGTCTTCGCCCTCATCTTTCCCCTCAGGTCGCACTGTGTTGCGAATGATGGTGCCTGGGGTGCTTCCGTCCTTATTACCCCACAAGTGAATGCCGATATGATGGGTGCTAATCTGAAAGCCCATATGATGACATTCATCAGTCCTCTTGAACCTTACTTGACTATCCATAACAGTTCGCTTGGTCAATGTAGCAACCTCCATAAAGCCAGGCTCATTGCGTTGCCGATGACTGGTAATAAGCCATGTCCAGAAGTCCTCACCAACCTGACGAATGAAGTGGAAGACCAAGAACATAACCCTGTCCAGCATCACCCTATCCTTCCTGAGGTAATCAACCATGCGGGTCTCTGGTGTTTGGAGTTGCTGAATAAGCCAATCAAGCCCAGCCTTCATATTAGGATTTTCAATTAGGCAGTCCTGGTCAATAGCCCAGTCAGCCACCAAGCCCAAGAAGAAGCGGTTATGGCCTACATCAAACTCCTTATCAGGGTTATTTGTCTTGACCATGAACATTGCCACTTCGTCCCAGTCTATTGGCTGACCAATAGGAGCGGGACAGCCATCAAGGGGGACATGGCGACGAATGCCAACTGATATCTTCTTGGGGTCTGTAAGCGACATAGTCGTTAAGCAGTTCATCGTAATATCCAACTTCTCAAAAGCGATAAGGGCAGGTGCGTCGGAACTCATGTTGCGTGTGCCTACTCTTCGGCCAGTCGTGCCATTCAATTTTTTATCAGTTGTAAAGGACACCCCCCATCGTCCTCCAGGCTGAGTGATGGGTGCGGACGATGGGGGGTGTCCTTTACAACTGATAAAAAATTGAAACCTGGGAGGCCAAGGTGGGTAGGCACCTCAAAACGAATGTCTAAGCCCAACTCTGATATGCCCTCTGTTGCTCCTGCTGTTGCTCCTATTGCTCCTATTGCTCCTGCTGTTGCTCCTATTGCTCCCAAGGTGTTGTCCAAGTCAGTCATCAAGACTGAGCCTGTGCGTGTAGATGTGGCTAATGGCACCATGATTAAGGGTGATGGTAAGACGAATGTGCTGACTGTAGTCTATAGCACCACCATCACGATTGATGAACTCAAGGGTCTTCTTCCCGGGCACCTGGAGGGTCTTGAGTGTGGCATCATCGGTGGCTCTACCTTCACCATCAAGCCTGAAGAGGCCATCAACAAAAGCACCACCAACAATATGCTCTACACTAATCAAGGCTCCGCTTGGCTGATGGAGAAGACCATTGAGATGGCTGCTGAACAAGCCACTATCCTCAACCCGCAGGTGGCCATGTTGGCTAAGATGGCTCAACTGGAGGCCAAAGCCAAGGCTTATGATGTGATGATGGCCAAGGTGGCTGCCGATGATGCCAAGCGTAAGGCTGACTATGCTGAGCGTAATCGCAAGATGCTGGAGACCAAGGCCAAGAACAAGGCCAAGTCCGAGACTGCTTCACTGGCATCAAGTGGTGGTAAGGTAGAGCCAGTGGCTGATGCCCCTGTGATTGAGGCTGTAGCCAAGAAGCCTGTGAAGACAGTGAAGACCAAGGCACCATCACTGGCTGCTCAATGGAGTGAGGCTACCAAGGGTGAATAGGATATATAACAAACTAATATAAACCAAATATATAACAAACTAATATAAACCAAATAAAAAATGGGCGAAAGCCTCTTTTTTTTGTTTTATATTAGTTATATAGTTATTTAATCCAGGTCGTGAGGAGGCACTATCATCACTATAGCAAACTGAATAGGCAAATCATTGGTGATGCTGTGGTGAATGAAGGGCAACACAAGGCCTGTAGGTGCCTTGCTCTTGAAGAACTTGAACAGGTCGCCATCATCATTCCAACGGGATTGCCAGTGTTGCTTCTGAGCCTCTGTGGGCATCTTGCGACAGTTGAAGGCCGCAGGAAGCACAGCCATCACAAGGGAATGACCATCAGCCTGACCCTTCTTAGCCTGTTCAATGTTGTAAGCACACCTGGTCTTGAATAGCATCTCAAAGTGGTCAGCACACTCCTTGAATGACTTGGTCTTTGTGTGTGCCTTCATGGGAGTAAGGCACATCTTCATGTAATAGTCCAGCACAGTCTTCTCAAAGTCATCAACCTTAGGTGTGCGATGGGCAAGAGACATGCGACGGATATAGTCAGCATCTTTGGAGCCACCTGAAACACGGGAAGCACCGGCGATAAAGTCATTAATGCTGAAGGCTTCAACGGAAGAGGCACTCATATTGTTTGGGTGCTTGACCTACCGTGGGTTCTACGGTTCAATTTTTTATCAGTTGTAAAGGACACCCCCCATCGTCCCTGAAATTGAATGGCGGACGATGGGAGGTGTCCTTTACAACTGATAAAAAATTGAAACCTGGGAAGCCTGGTAGGTAGGCACATCAAAATGAATAGTCTAATGAAGAGCATGACACCTGTGTTTGCCCACCGCTTCCTGGAGAACCGAGACCACATCATGCTGGAGAATGCCGACAATCGCAATGACATTCAGGCCATTGATGCCTGGCTCAATGCCTCACCTCATGACAGCCATCGTCGCAAGTTCCTTCTCTACCACATCACCATGACCACCCCCGTGTTTGGTGAGTGGAACTGGGTAAAGGCTGAGCGTCTTCGCAACCCTGATTGGGACACTGAATATGCCTTCGTCAAGAAGATGTGCGAAAAGTCTGATGATATCATCAACAGTTTCTTGGAGCGTGTGCCACGCCCCCTACCCAAGAAGTGGTTTGATTGTTCCCTGTGTGAGAAGACGGAAGTAGAAGGCTATGGCAACAACCCATGGCCTTACCCTGGTGCCAAGTGCTGTGATGAGTGTAATCAGCAAAAGGTCATTACAGCCCGTCTGCTTGGCCTCAAGCCTGATGTCCTCAACAAGACCAAGTGTGATGCCTGTAATAAGAGTTGTCGTCATAAGGACGGCAAACTGTGTAAGAACACTGACACTGGGGACTACATGCTGATATGCCTTGGGTGCTACGATATTATTCACGGTCAGAATGATGAGGAGGAATATGATGATGATGAGGACAACTATAGGGCTAAGATGTTAAAGATGTGCTTGTGCTGTGGCATGGGTTTCATAAACGCAGACAACAGAATTACTACATGTGGAGGGTGCTAACAACAGGTGGTCTCTACAAACAATGGCTTGATATAGGCCTTGTTTTTTTCTGGGTTGGTCTGCTCTGGGTTTTCAGTTGCTGTCTTATTCCCCTCCTCAATAGCCTCTAAGAAACCCCTGGTAAGCACCTCACGCTTGGACAATGGCTCACAAGATAAGAGAAGCCTAATCATATCATATAACTCCTGATGCTTGGGGCAATAGGAGCCAGGCCTGTAATGGTAATCACCAGGCTCAGGCTTCAATAGAACGACCTTATAGAGTGGGTTGAACTTACCGTGTCCCGCTTCAATAACAACTTTCATCTACCTTCTGCCGGGAAGAATAATGAACGATTTTGACGCATTCATTTTCGTCCATTCTAAAGTGGTGGGTGTAGGGTTGGTGGGTCGGGACAAGTCCAGGGCTATGAGATGAAGTTTATTAAGGTGTGAATGATTTGCTCCAACTTGTCCTTTATCCTCTCCAGTTCCTCTGTGAGGTCATCATTACGGGACAACTCATAGCACACACTCACCTGCGTGTGTAAGCCTTCTAACAGTTCAATCATGTGGTCAATGTTCAACCGAGGCATCTACAGTGGATATTATTTTTTACCGCCCATGAACCCTAAATAGCCTCCCGTCGCTATCTTCGCTATCATTGCTTTCCTGCGTTCTTCTACAAGGGCATCGGCTCTGCTCTGTGCCTCATCAACTATTTGCTTGTAGGCAAGTGGCTTGAGTTTCTCAAGGTCTTCTATTTCCTTTATTATTCTTGGCATGATGGTCTCTGCCGCATGTTTCTCCCATGTCTGAGCGTCAGGGTTGGCTATAGTTTCCTTCATTCTCTTAAGTGTCTCCAGTTTGTAGTTTAGACTACCCTTATATTGTTTCTCTGCCTCCTCTTGTGTGTCAAAGCCATAGGCTATATAAAACCCTTTCTTCTTATAGTCGTCTATGAGTTCATCTAAAATCCGCTTACCCTCAACACGACGGTCTAATCCCATAGCAATCTCCGTGTTCCATTGACTGGATTTTCCAGGTGGAGGGATTAGACCACGACGCTGAAGTTCCCTCACAATCTTATTCCGCTTGATGAGCAGGAGTTCATGCTGTTGCTGTTCAGTCTTACCCTCCTTCTCTTCCTCTGTTAGGACAGCCATCTCCTTGGCCTTTTTCTCCAATGGCACACGATTGAGCAAGGCTCTGGCATTCCTCAAGGCTATGCTTTTCTTCTTGGTCTCGTTTAATGCCTTACCCCAAGCACCTTTACCAAGGTCTCCACCAGGATTGCCAGTGAGACCTGTTTGCCTCAAACTATCCAACTCTTGTCCAGTGTCCATATCACGGAAATATATCTGTAAAAGTCTTTGCCACATGTCATGAGCCTCTTCTTCTGTCAAGTCCATATCATCAAGCATTGCCTGGTTCTTACGACTTCTCCAGTTAGGTTCCTGGAATAGTTCATCACGATATGCGAACCCACCTCCCCATAATCTACTTCCCACCACACGATATAATCCAGAACCTCCAGAAGTTCCTTCCCCTCCTATGATGCGTTTGTCTGCGTTCATTTGGTAATCTAATATATTTACAATGCCCTCAGGAAGTTCAGACCATTCCCTTTGTAAGTCTGCTCTCTCTTGTTTCAAGGTCTCCATTCGTTTCTCAATATCACGATAAGGTCTGCCTACAGGACGGGCTGGATTAATCCTCATTGTCCCTCCTGCTACTGCTGGTAAGAACTGAGGGTCTATCTTTCGCACTTTCCACTTGGTTTCATCAGCAGGGTCAGTCTCTCCCTGTGCTATCTCACGAGGTGGGTCATAGGCAAATATCCTCATCAAGTCTTTGTTAATAGGGTCAATGAAGGCTCTGGCTGTAGCAGGTAAAAGCCCCTCACCGTCCTCAACAGTCTTCCATGTTCGCAACTTCTGCCCCTTCTGTTCAAAGGTCTCTTCTGATGACAAAGACACCCCAAATATCTGGTCTTCAGGCACATCAATAGCATCTTCAGCCTTTCCACCTGGTGGCACCCACTGGACTTTGGCTCTCTGACCAGGCCTGGCCAATCCCTTATTGGGATTACCCATAATCTCTCCTGCCTTTGCCATCTCAGTCGTCTTCCTCTTCGCACCTTCACGACTTGACACCTGGCCAACACCCGTCTCTCCTTCAGCCTTGGCTACCTTCAACTTGGCCAATGAACCAGGTTTCGCAGGGTCTTCAATAGCGTGTTCAACAAACGGGACACCATAGGGGTGCTTGGCTGTCTTGGTTTTGGATAAGGCACCCTCTGACTTGATGCGTTGAAGTCCTGACCTCACATCTTCCATGCCCATGGAGTGTCTGGCCATCAACTCATTGAGACGCTCAAAGTAGGTTGGCTTATCTCCTTCTATTGGTTTCTTCTGTAAAGCCAAGTGAGCCTGGTAGGCATCAAAGAGTGCCTCCTCATCTTTCTCCGCTACATCAACTAATGCTTGAGCCTCCTTATCAGGTTCCTCCTCAGGTTCAGGTTCAGGTTCAGGTTCAGGTTTAGGTTCAGGTTCAGCCTCTTCCTTGGCTACCTTGAACACCTTCTTCGTTGTCTTGGCTCCCAAGGCATCAAGGGCTTCCCCATAGTCCTTGGCCTCATAGACCTTCTTCAATGCCTTATCCAGTTCGGCCTGGTCAGGGTCAGCATCGTCATCATCTTCCTCATTAATATCAATATTAGCCTGGAGTTCTTCAATGTGTTTGGCTATCTGATTTAATAGAGGCTTCTTAATCTGATGGTTGAACAATGCTCTTGTTAGTTGTTTCCACTGCCCCTTACCGTCTATTCCCTTAACATAATATTCAAATCCTCCTGGCTTACCTTCTCTACGAGCCTTATCTGTTGATGCTAAGTTTTGTGTAGCCCTGCGAACAGGAACATTCAAGGGTTCCTTCTCAAACTCTGTTATTTGATAATCAGACCAAGGAGGTTCCATTCGCTTGGTTAGCATAGGTTCTGTGGAACGGAGGACTTTCTTTTGTTCTCTCCCAACAACCTTTCCACCTTCCTTTCGTCCTATCTCATAAGCCAAATCACCACGACCCTCCTTGAGTTCTTCAAAGGGGTTCTTACCAACAAAGGGAATGATTGATGACCTAACATCTGTTTTATTCTTTGCCTTCCTTGCCTTGAACTGTGCTTCCGTTTCATTCGGTGAAACAATCTCTCCTGTCCTTGTTGCTCTACCCCTCTGTAAATCACGGACACTACGAGCAATATCAAGATTATATTCATTGTGCCGGTCTATGTCAGACTGACCTGTCAGTTGCTTCTTGATATTCCCCACACCCTGGTTATAAACTGTCATGATGCTTTCCTTAGCCTTTGTGAATGCCTGTAATAACTGCTCATCAGTCTCTTCAGGGTTATTATATCTCCACCCTGCTTTTACTCTCTCAACATATTCACCTTTAGTTTCATCTTTCTTACGCCAATGAACATCTTTGGTCTTCCTCCTCAACAGGAAATCCTTCTCTGTTTCATCTTCCCTTCTGACATAGTTATTAGCATTACGAGTTCCCACTTCTTTGAAGTTAATAGCCTTTACTCCTCCTGGTAAGAGAACTTCCCTCTTAGCATCGGCCGCAGTGTAGCCAGGCACAGGGTCATTCTTGGCCAACCAAGCATCAAGCCTTGTCCTGTAAGCAGGGGTCTTGTAATCCTCACCCGCCTTGGGTAAAGGCATGGCACCCAGGATAGCATTGGCTACCTTCTTATCCCACACCTCACGCTCCTTCCCCTTTTCATATTTGGCAGGTGCTACCTCTGTCCAGGCCTCTTCTACCGCAAGGGTTCTTTTTAACATCTCAACCTGTTGGGCTGGAGTTGCCTTCTTATAAGCCAATGATGCCTTCAAGGCATCTGAAAGATTTGTCTTATCCCTTTCAGACATCTCCCTACTTATTTCATCTTTCGTTATCCCTGACAGGGCTACACTCCTGCCACCCCCACCACTCCTTTGGTCATCATCATCATCTTCCTCATCATCTTCCTCTTCACTTTCAGGGATTATCTCATGTTCCCAGCCTTTCTGGACACCACCAGCATCATCATAAAAGTCTTCTCCTTCCTCCCCTACATCATCATCATCATCAGGCAACTCCTGGCCTTCTACCGGCTGAACCTCAGCCAAAAAACTCCTTGTCCATTCTGGTGCTTCTACGATTAAATCTGCCCCCCAACCACCTGGTGGAGCATCTCCTTTACCCCAATGACTTATCTTATCTCTGATGGCCGTCCGGAGGAGCCTTGCGTCAGCCATAGACTGTTGATATGTGCGTGTTGCCTTACCTTGGCCTGGGTTGTTCTTCAAATGAACCCAACGAAACCACTGTAAGTGAGGTAGGAACTGAGGATTAACCACTTTATTAGCACTGACCCATGGTCTTGCTCCTTCGCCCTTGGTCGTTGCCCGAGTTTTCTTTCTAAAGGTTGGAGGCATTCTATTTCTATCCCACTATTTTATTCACGGAGATTAGAATGCCTTCTTACTCATCAACGGACGCTATGCCCTTCAGACGACACGATGCCTCTGTAGCAGTGAGCAACTTATTTGGTCTCCCTGCTGACACTACTCTTTCATGGAACCAACGAACACCCTTTCCTGATTGGACACCCATGGCTCCTGTTCAACTTGAGGCACCCCAACAGGCTGTTTTATTACCCCCTGAGGGGATATGGAAGGAGATGGTAGGTCTCCATCGGGAAGTGCTGGAGCAAACCCGTAAGATGATGGCCAATCACAGGAACAAGCCTTCCAAGGTGTTTCTTGGGTCTTCCTCTGATGGTCGTGAGTTTATGATGAGGTCGCTCAATGCTGAGGCTGGTCTTCGTTTTCATCGCTATTAAATCTACTATAAGACCAGAAGATGCCCATTCAACCAACACCAGCAAGAGGCAAAAACTGGGATATGAGGATATTCAGCAACCTTGGTGAAAACATTAGTCTAAGGGCTTGGACTTGTGTTGATTACCTTCCTGCTGGAACAAATAATGAATGGCTTAGTCCATCAAGATGTCAGTTCTATAAGAGCCGTGTTGTTGCCTTACAAGGCAGAGGCCAAGCCTATGCTTCAAGGCCTGAAGGAGTTAGACAGAAATATATCGCCCGAGACACTGCCTGTGAGAAACCTAACTACGACAGTCCCGATGTCAATGCTGCCGTTTGTAATCAAGCATCAAAAGCCCTTGAAGACTACATGGAAATAGTAAGGAAAGAAGGAGAAGCCAAGACAAATGCTGATGCTATTCAGGCTGCCCGAAACGCTGCTGGACTTGCTGATGGAGAACCTACACCTTCCTGGTTCAGGGAACCTATTCCTATTGGCTTTGATATGCTCTTCACACCTGAAGCCAAGTTGGCCGCTATGACCCGTTTGGGTGCTAAGAATGAGATGCTCAGGATAAATGTAGAAAAGGAGAAGATAAGGCTACAGAATGCTGTTGCTTCTGTTGATGTTGGTGTTGGTGTTGGTAAAGTCTGTGGTGGAGCCTTTCATCATGATGATGGTTGCTGTTGTCGTTCAGACATTCAATGTGGTGGAGACGCTTGGAAACCAGTGTGGGAGGCTGGTCATTGGCATTGTTGGGGTGGAGACAGCATTGGAAAACTCAACGCTGACTGGGCTGGTGGCAACAACCTTCCTTGCCCTGGCTCCCACCCTGACCGCATAGATGGCCTTTGCTACAGGTCATGTCCTGCTTCACACCCCAAGCACATCAAGGGAATGCCCTACCTCTGTGCTAAATCAGAGAACACTGATGCCGTAATATCTGACCAGTTCAACTATGACAACTATGACAAGGCTGATGCCGAACACGCCATCAAGTGTGCTGAAGCCGTTGTTCAAAAGAACCAAGGACAGATTGAAGAGCATTGCGGATTTGATGCCCGTGCGAAGGCCAAGGCTGCGTGGGAAGATGTAGCAACCAAACTACTCTCTGGCTTCACCTTGGGTGCCTGGGATATCTACAACGCTGTCTATAACGCTGTTGAACAAGACCCTGATAAGAAGGTTAATATGAACCAACAGATATTCGGCCATGCTAATCGTGGTGGTGCTGTGTTTGATAAAGAAGGCAACTATGTTGGTGGTGATAAGGGGGCTGCGGATTTACACATTGATGGTGTGATTGATGCCTTCTTGAGAACCAAAGACATTGCTACGGAAGAAGCATGTGTGAAAGCCATTGATGACAAGAACCTCACTAACTACCTCAAATATTGTCCTCTCTTTGAGGAGGTCAAGCCAACTGTCCTTGATGCGTCTGGAAATCCACAAATCAAGGCTATTCTACCACCTCAACCTCCCAGGCTACAGACTGATGCGTCTGGCGTTCTCATTGACCCCTATTGGCAAATCCAACAGGCTCAACTACCTCCCTGGGATATCCCTGAAATCCCTGTGTTCAATGAAGACCTCCTGCCCCCTATTCCACCAGACTTACTTGAACCCTTACCTGATTGGTTATTACCTCACCCGGACAAACCCGACATGTTGCCCCCTGCGTGGCCTGATGATATAGAAGCACGACCAGGCAACCCTCAGCAACTCAAAGAAGTCTTCAGACCAACTAACTATAATATCATTGACCACCCCAACACACTTCTCATGGGAGGTGCTTTTCTTCTTGCTCTTTTATCTATCAGATGAATATAATGGCGACAAGGACTATTGCCCCTGATAACAATCTTAAAAACATGCCCTTCCAACAAGGAACTCGTGATGTTGCCAGACTTCCTAACTGGGACTATTCAACAGGAACTCCATGGTCAAGGAACAACATTCCTGCCATTACCAGGAATGACTGGTTATCCATAGGGTCTGGTTGGCTTCCAAGAAGACGGTCTGCTAAGTTTTATATTAATAACTACTCAATGACCTACGAAGAAAATGGAACAGTGCCGACAGTGTTCTTCACACCTACGGACTGGGTAAGAACTTATGATGGTTGGGTTGCGTCATTTGTCCCCCCCTCCAACCTTCCTACTGGCTCCCAAAACTACCCTTGGCCTGGTTTTATAACACAAGGGGCAGGACTACTTTCCGTCTCACCCATCTATAACTATCAGTTTGACTGGTCTAACACTGGATATGTGCCTATCCTTGTAGCACCACATATAGACACGACTGGCTGGGGAAGACCCATTCCAGCACCTACTCAATATTCTTCTCCCAACAACAACTACTTTCTTTCTTCTGCTACTGGCTTGAATAGTTATATAGCAACATGGCAAAGGGAACTCATGAACTTTACCACTGACTTACCCCTTGGCACTGTAGTAAATAAGACTGTAGGACGACAGTCTTCTTATATCACTATTAGAATGTTTGAGTGTGCTGGAATGACCTCAGGCACTGGGCTATTGATAACAGCACCTATCCCCATTAATCAATCTGATGTTGCCTTCTATGGCACTAATGTTTATCTTGCCCCTGTCTTTTACCAAGGCTCCCTCATCATAACATCTACACAGGTCGTCCAACCTACTGACCAAGTGTTCATTGTAATAAGGAACACTGGTTATCAACGACTATCCTTCAGACGGGCACCAAACCCTGTTTAAGACTTTGTCCTTTATTTCCAGAGGTTTATTTTAGCCTATGGTAATAGAATGGAAACCCAGAAGCCAATGTCCCAGCAACCCATCACCTTTGAGACGCTACATGACCACATCACTGAACTCCTTGGTTTCAAGCAACCCAAGGTAATCCCTGGAACTTCCAAGAGACCCCAGGCACAGGCTGACAAGGACAGTCTTCGCTGGTTTCAGACTTACTATAACCAATGGGACGATGAAAGAGCCAGGAATGCCATTGTAGCCAATGTTGCCCGTGATGACCTGGGGTTCCACAGAGCCGTTGGCTTTTCACACCACCCGGTCAGTGTGTCCTTCAACTCAATCCCTACAGCCATGAGTAAAATCCCCCGTGCTGACCAGCAACGCTGGGCATCAACCCCTGAGTTCCTTCGCTCCTATAAGATGACCTTGTGGAATGACGACAGGCAACTTGGCTCGGATAAAACTTACTGATAAATCTCCCATAGAGTTATAGAATGGCCAATAATCCGTTAAGAACAGACAGCAATGGAACGGCAAACGCTTTACGCTCCAAACTCCAGGGACTGGGAGCAGGAACTTATGACCCTGAGTTTGCGAAGCAATATCGCACCTCCCTACCTCCTGCTCCAAACACAGCCCCCTTCATTCCCAATCCCAACCCTGCTGAAAACAAGTCCCAGTTGGTGAAAAAGAAGATGTTGATTTACTCAGGAGACCGTGATGACCGTGTTGGTTCAACAGCCTCTGACTTCCAGATAACCCTCAACACAACCCTTGATGATGTCGTCAAGTTAGAACTCCGTTCCTTCCAGGTTCCCAGAGGCATCTTCAATGTGTTAAGTCCTATCCTTGAGGTTCGCATTAGGATTACATGGACACGAGCCAACTCTGACACCATGGCCAACTTTCCTCCTCCTGCCTATCCTGGCATTCCCGCTTCCATCACCACCTCAACAAGTCCTGCTTCTAACTACACATCAGTCTATATCACGGCTGGTGCCTACACATGGGAGGAATATGCCAATGCTTGGGCAAAGTCCTTTAGCAACTATGTGGTCAGTCTGATGGGAACCTTTCCCACAGGTGAAGACTGGATTACTGCTATGGTGAATGACGATGGGAAGATTGAGTTCTACACTGTTGATGATGGCCTGAGCCTAACTATAAACACAACTACTCCAAGCCAACTGGCCACTGGAACTGTAATGGGATTGGCCGCAGGAAGCACGGGTGCCATCAACACAGGTGGTGTCTATGGTGCCCCTGGTTATTACTACCTCATAGCACCTAATCAGATGACCCTTGAAGATTTATCTATTGTCTGTGTCCAGAGCATTGCGTTGGGCAACAACTTGGTGGCTACGGAAGGAGGGTCAGCAGGGTTCAATGCTTTTGCTACCATTCCTATTCCCGACCAGGCTTCTCCTATCCTTGTTCGCTTTGACACTACCCTGGACAGCACCTACTTTGAACCCAGTCGCAGACCTTATAACACACTGAAGGTCGTTGATTTTAAGATTACAGACAAGGACGGTCGCATTCTCAACCTACGAAGCCAGGACATCACCATGGAGTTTGATGTAGTCCAAAAAATCACACCATTAACTCAAGGCACATAACCAAATCAAAACTTCACAGACGATAACCTCGCTCAAAACGCTCCAATAAAATAAACGCTCCCGGTAGAATGACCAAACTAACGGACAACTTGAAGAAGGCAATCATTGGGGCAAAGGGAAACAAGACTACCAAGGGTCTTGCTGATGAATATAAGGTCAGTCAATCAACTATTCGTCGTGTCCTCAGGGAGGCAGAGACTGCTGATTTAGGGGAGGGGCAGTCCAACACCATTAAGATGTCCCAGCCTGATGTCAAGGCCACAAAGGCACAGAGAAAGGTGGAACTCAAGGAGACTATTCCTACAATCAGCCTCGGCACATGGAACCTTGATGAGCCTGGTGTGAAGATAGATGAAGATGATTACGAGAACATAGAGAACATCATCACTGATGACCAACAGGAGTTAGATGACTTTGAAGAGCAATGGAATGAGGGTGAAGAGGAAGAGGAAGACCTGGAGGAAGAGCAGGAGGAGGAAGAGGAGATTAGGCCACCTACGGCCAAAGACCAAAAGGTGTTTGCCCAGATGAAGGAGCAAGAGGACGACTTTATCAAACAAGCCATGAACCCTAACCTCACGAACCCTCAGGCACAGCAACTGGCAGAGACAATGGAGAGTGAGGCCTCTGTTCGCTCTAAATATCTATCCCGCATTCACCTCAATGTCATCAACTTCCATCATCTCCTGCCCTTCATTGGGAACAAGGACAAGTTTCTCCAGGGTCTTCACAAGAAGACAACCAAGGAACTTATTTCACTCTCCGGTCTCATTGAGACCCAGCGAAGCCTTGGGAATGTAGCAACCCAGATGAAGAACGCCTTCTTCATCGTCAGCAAGGGTGTTGAGATGGGGTGTAATAGGATAGGCATGAAGGTTGATGGCTTCGCTGAGGACTTGAGACAGAAGGAAAGGGAGTTGGAAAGCATATTCCAAGAGATTGCCGTGGAACAGGCCGACAGCCTCAAGGCCTACACTACACCACAGATGCGACTGGCCATGATATTCACCTCTTCACTGATGCTTACGGACAGTCGCAACAGAATGATGAATGCCAGGAGACCTGTCCAGGCCAGAGACCCGTCCGCTTCTGTTGCTCCCGACTTGGAGGCCAAGTTTGGGGACTTATAGACGCTGTTGGCAAAGCCAACAACGATAACCTTCACGGTTTCACCGTTAAGGACGATTTTTCAGAAAAACAAACCGAATGCCTTGTTATAAGAGAAGATGGACGAAGAGAGTGGAACCCAACTTACCTACAACCTTCTTGCGAGACCTGTGGTGGCCTGTGTAGCCACTGCTGGTGCTTTACTTGTCCTTGGTGGCCAGGGCAATGATATGATGGGCATGGCCAAGCAGGTGGCCGCTGGTGGTGCTGCCGTGCTTGTGTCCGACTATGTGGCTGGAATGGCCTTGGGAGGTGGTGGTTTCCTTGTGTCCCCTGCTCTCACCGGTGTTGCCTGGGGAAGCATTCAGAAATATGTCCTTGGTAATGCTGATGCCCCCTGGTTCAACCTAATCATCACTGGTGCTGCCATTGACATGACCTCTGGCTACCTGCTTGACCCCGTGGGTCGTGCTTTGGGTGTAGTTTAAGTCTATCCATTGATTAGATGGACGCTGTAGCAATCGTAGTGTTAATAGAGTTGGTTGGAGACACTGCCCTCAGAGAATATGCTATGAAAGGAGACCAGTTCGCCCTTGCCTTGGGTGTTGGCTCATATAACTATATGTTGGGTTGGTGGGTTCATGCCCTCAAGACAAGACCCCTCGCAATGGCAAACGCACAATGGGACGGTTGGTCGTCCCTCATTACGGCAACTTACTGTAAGTTTGTCTTGAAGGAAGAGTTAAGCATTAAACAATGGTTAGGGGCTTATTCAGTGGCCTTTGGCCTTCTTTTGTTAGGTAAGTAAAATCCCCATAAATCTAATGACTTCAACTGTTATAACAGATGAAGTGGTTAGAGGCACTGAAGCAATGGAATGAAGAAAAAGGAGGTCGCTGGACTATCCCAAAGAAGGGAACTCCGGAATATGAGGCAGTAAGGGGTTATCAGGTAAGGGCAAGTCCTGACCCACCCATGGCCTCTGATGATGCTGATGCTGACGCACAAGACGCAGAGATTACCCGCATAGTTGATGACATAGAAGCATCATTGAAAATCAAGGCTCCCAGGAAGTCCCGTGCTAAAACTGTTCAGTCAGAGTAAAAGACATCTGAGCATCTGTTTTATCACACTTAGCCAACGCATAGTTGCTTACCTTCTTCTCAAAGAAGTTATCCTTACCCTCCAGGCTTATGGTCTCCATGAACTGGAAGGGGTTCTTTGTTCCGTAGGTCTTCGCATAGCCCAACTGAACCAATAACCTATCTGCTACAAACTCTAAATATTTACTCATCAGTCCCGAGTTCATGCCTATTATCCTACAAGGCAAGGCATCAATGATGAACTCCTTCTCTATCTCAACAGCCTCCTTGACAAGGTTATGAGCCTCTGTCAAGGACAACTTATTCATCAGTTTGCTATAGAGCAAACAAGCAAACGCACAATGAAGTCCTTCATCACGACTGATGAACTCATTACTCAAGGTCAGACCAGGCAAGATGCCACGGCTCTTGAAGTAATAGATGGAACAAAAGGCACCACTGAAGAACACTCCCTCCACCACTGCGAAGGCCATCAACCTTGTAGCAAAGGGCTTACTGCGTTCCATATATTTCATTGCCCACTCAGCCTTCTTGGCCACAAAGGGTTGGGTAGTGATTGACCTCAAGATGTCCAAGCGTTCAGCCTTGTCATGGACATAGGTCTCTATGAGCCTACAATAGGTCTCTGAATGGACTTGTTCATTACTTATTTGCTCAGCGTAGAAGGCTTTCGCTTCAGGCACTTGGACTTCATCATAAAAGTTGGCCACCAGGTTCTCACAAACAATCCCATCAGACCCAGCAAAAAATCCAAGAATGCGTTTGATGAAGTGCTTCTCACCATCACTTAACTTCTCAAAGTCCTTCATGTCCTTGGAACAATCCACCTCCTCAACAATCCAACGAATGCTAATCAAGTTCTTGTAGCACTTGAACATATCAAAGTGTTCAATGGGGAACAAGATATGACGGTTAGGGTTGGACACAAGCATAGGCTCTTCCATCTACCTTACAGCGTCTTCTTGTTGGCCATATTTCAGCCCGGGTAATCAGATGAGGCTCCTTGAACTTTTTTGTGGCACTAAATCCGTCAGCAAGGCACTCAACTGTGAGACAATCAGTGTGGATATAGAGGCCTCCTTCCAGCCAACCATTACGGCCGACATTCTCACCTGGGACTACACTGTCTATCCTCCAGGACACTTCCACACCATTTGGGCATCACCACCTTGCCAGGACTTCTCCTGTCTCAACAACGCCCGTCCCGAAAAACACCTCAACACGGCCAACGCAGAAGCCTTGGTAAAAAAGGCCATTGAAATCATCACTTACTTCAACCCTGAACGCTTCTTCATTGAAAATCCCCAGACAGGCACCCTGAAGGACAAGGAGTTCATGCTGGGCATTCCCTATATTGATATGGATTACTGTCGCTTCGGTTTTCCCTACAGGAAACGCACAAGGTTTTGGACTTGTGTGAATGGAACCTCTAAACTCTGCGAAGGGCAAGGGGTCTGTCCAGAGATGAATGGCACCCGTCATAAAAACGCCATCGGCAACTCAACCTATGACGAGTTTTGGCTCACGCCTGGGAAGAGGTTGGAGCAACGCTACGCAATCCCTCCAGGTGTAATCAGAGAACTCTTTGCTCTCCCATATTAGAATGTGGTCTCTTGGTGCTTTACTTGGCTATTATGTTGGAAGTAAGATAGGTAATGAACTCTTTCGCCTCAGACACTGCCCGAACCCCTACTACACTCCACCACCGTGGTGGCACCCTACACTCCAGGCTGAACCTTACACTCACCCTTACACAAGGACTTCTGAGGCCTCCATGACACAAACACCATCATCAGCACCCAAGGACACGCATGAACTAAGGTAGGAGTGTAGAGGTGTAGGCAGTGGAGGCCACCTTACAGCCCCTGAACACAGGTTTATTCCTGGAAAATCTCATTTACGATGAGACTGCCTTAATCCTCCATAGGGGGCTTAAGGAAGGCAGAGGGTTGGGTCAGTCTCATCGTTTCTCTATTATTATTCTAATAATAAAACTCTTTAAAGTAAAACAATAACTCTACCCTACACTGTAAGTAAGTAGTAAGAAGATAACAGGAGATGATAGGATTTACCGTCAGTGTAGGGATAGTGTAGAGTTAGACCCACCCTACACCGTCATAAATCCCAAACTTATTCCTTGGCCAATGTAGATGGAAGAAGAAAGCCAGATTGCTATTACTTGGAACCATGAGTTGGAACACTTGTTGGCTGATGAAGGTGAGAAGGCCTTAGGGTCATCATGGCTTCATAATCAATGTGAAATCTATTACAGCCAGAGGCATCAGTGGATTACAATCCCCTGCGTAGTTCTAAGCACCTTGTCCGGTGCTGGGTCTATTGGCTCTCAGACAATGTTTGAAGATGCCAAGTCAGCCTCCTTGGCCATTGGGGCTGTGAGCATCTTTGTGGGCATCTTACAGACCCTTGCGTCCTTCTGGGCGTTTAGCAAACTCCAAGAGGCACACAGAAATGCGGATATTCAATGGTCAAAACTCCATAGGTTTATTGCTGTAGAGATGACCCTGCCCCGTCAGGAACGCATCACAGCCAAGGACATGTTGAAGATATGTAGGGAGACCATAGAGAGGTTGAGTGAGAGTAGCCCCTTGGTGCCTGATGTGGTGCTGAATGCCTTCATCAAGAAGTTTGGGAAGGCTTATAGTAATGTTGCTATTCCCGATGTTGCCAATGGCCTCAAGAAGATTACCATCAATGCCCCTCCAGTTGGACTAACGCCATCTTTCCAACTAAATAATCCTCCGTCTATGGTAGATGGAAGCAATAGCGTTAGCGGGACTTCTTTATTTGACAATGACCTCAAAAAAAAAGAAGAACTCAGGCTCTACGAGGTTCCGGAAGGGCAAGAGAGTGCGTAGATGGTCAGTTAGTTCAACCGCTTCTGATGTCAGTTGTGGGTGTGGCTGTGGAGGAGAACCAGCAAACACACTCAATGGAGAAGCCGGGAGACCATGGGATAATGGGAATAAGAGATTAATAACCCTGCCCTGTGGCATGACAGTAATGCGTTGAACCCTACACACCCTACACCTATAAATCCTTGAAGTCATTGGCCAGTGTAGGGTTGTAGGGTTTATCAAAGAGTGATGATTGCCACTGTTGATATAACGAATAGGTGATGAGGATAGAACCTCCAATGACTAAAGTAATGCCACTTAACAAGGGGAACAGATTGTTCATCTTGTTATTTGTAATGTTATATCCTTATGTTTATTTCGCAGCACCTCCACTTGGTGGCTTCCTGCTGGACTTGGCTTCTTCAGACCAGCCCATGAGTGCCCTCTTGAGTGTTGCCAAGTTCCTCTGGTTCTCTGAGCCAACTTCCCAACCTGCTGAACCAGCAGAAGGGTCTTGGCCAGTAGTGTGTGCCTGGGAAAGTGCTTGACGGAAAGCCTTGGGGTCAGATGATGTTTCAGACCTTCCAGTCTCTGACTTTGCCAACATCTTTCCTAACTTTTCAATCCCCCTGGCTTTGCTAACCTCCCTTGCCCTTGCCTTTTCAACACCAACGGACACTTCAAGTGTGGTCTCTGTCTCTTCTCCTTCATAGCCACCAACAACTGCTCCATCATATCCTGGTAAGATGCGGTCTCCCATCTGCCCCTTTGCTCTCATCTTGGACGACCACTGACCAGTGATGCCATTTTCATAACTATCATTGGGGTCATCTTTGGCTGTTCCGTCGTAGAGTAATGTAGGCAACCTGAGTTTCACCAGGTGTTGAGGAACCCGTCTCCAAGCAGGTGTGTTGCCTGGCTCTTCAGCCATATAACCAGAGTGGCCTTCACCTTGGTCTTCCATATTAAACTGCTCCTGTGCTATGCGAAGGAAGTTTGATGAACCGGGTGGCTTTAGCAAGGGCTTATATTGGTCTTGATATTCCTCATCTCTCAACTGACGGACACCTGCCATGAACCCAAAGTTATAGGTCTTTGCGTGTTTTAGTCCTGAACCTGAACCTGCTGTGTTTTCAGTCATTTCTATTAGACAACAAGATTATTTATAGGGGATTTACCTTGCTCCAGTGATGGCTGTGGCAAGGTTCTGGAATGCGGCGGCAATGTCAAAAGGAGGGGAACCTCCACCAGCAGCGGTGTTAGTTAGACCATCAGCCCCAAGGACGGACTTAGACCCACCCTTGCCAAATCCATCACGGACACCATTACGAGACTTGACCACATTCTCAGTAAAGGAACTATTAACCACCTGGCCAATGTAGTGGTCAGTGATATATTTGTTGTAGTGTCTGGTGGCCAAATCAGCGGCAATCTCCTCACGACCCTCCTTGCCAGTGATGGCACGATAGGTGTTGAGGTAGGGGTCATGGTCAGCAAGGGTCTTGAGTTTGATTAGGATTTTTGCCGTAAGCATGTCCAAGTCGGAAGGTTGCTTCATCACCTCCTTCTCCTTGTCAGACAACCCTGCCGTGGCATTGTCCATCTTCATCTGGAGCAACTTGATGCGGTAATATTCGTCCTGAAGACTACCAATCTTCGTGTTATCGTAGATGGTAGGGTCGTTGGGTGCCTTGGTGTTCTTGGGCTTAGCGACTGCGGGAGATGCCATTCCTTATATTAGTGGCTGGGACAAAAAAAATAAAGAAATCAACCAGAGCGACGAAGCATGAGAGCAAGAAGAATAGCCCCAGCCCCTAAATAGACCGTCGTTGGCTCAACTCCAGGAAACAGGCGTTGAACAAGTGATGGTTTGGGTTGTTCCATCACCGGAGATATGTCTTCTGGTGGGTCTGTTGTAAGGAAGATATTGGCATTGTTCTTTGCCTGAAGAACCCTTCCTTGGAGTTTAGCCATTGACTTGACGATGAGTAGGCTCTGGAAGTTATTGTCTTCGGGGTCAGCGTTAGGTTGTTCCATTCTACTTCTCCATGGCTTTTTGATTGAGTAAAAACTTGCGTTCATCAGCCTTTACAAGATATAAGAAGTCAATGGGGTCATTGGATTGTGTCATGTTGTCATAAAGAATGAAAGTGTAATCCTTGTTATGGGTAGAGGCAAATCTGATGAACTCCTTCTTCCTGATGACCGGAATGCTCTCCCAAAGGGTCTCCAGGCCTCTCATGCCGAGGCGACTGAAAAAGATATAGTCTGAGTTCTCTCTCAGGGGTGGTTCAAGTAATCTATTAGCGATTTGGCTCAAAAGGATTACGGAGATATGGAAGTGCCTACCGTTTGCGTAAAGCGACCTGATGAGCCTATTGCCCTCAGCCTTCTTGGTTCCATCACCACCTATCACATCGTCCAGGACTAACAGGATTTCTCGGATTTTCCCTGCCTTGATGGCCTTGGTCTGTAGTTTCATGAGCCTTTCAATCTTCTCTTGAGCAAAGGTGGTGAGGAACTTCTTATCAACGAAGTCATAATCCTTGTTCAGACTGAGACCAGATGTGTTGGACATAACGATGACTTGGTGAATGCGTTTCTGGACTGATAGGTTGTAGCACAGGTCTTTGACCATGAACGATTTTCCGCTGTTCCTTTTGGACACTACGATGGAACTGAACGGCACCTTCATAGTGGCCACGACGGAGGCTATGTCATTGACCTCTTGTTCCTTAAAACCGTCCTTCTCTTTTCCAGGATTAACTATCTTCTTATCATCTTTGTGGTCATTATCAAGGTCAATGCTTTCATCATCACTGGACATTTTCTCTCTGTAATAATCCACAGACTTTATATAGAAAGGAATGGCCTCAGTAGCGGCAACAGTTGGAGCAAGATTAGCAGCAACTACAGCGACAAGAGTGGCAGCAACTACAGCAGGAAGAGTAGGTTCTCAAGTCGGAAGTAGGGCAATCACAACCTCGTCCCGGACAATCTTTTCCACAGGAAGAAGTAATCCATTGTCATCAACTGCTACAAGAACAGTAGCAACTAATCCAAATGCGGCCAACTTTACAACAAGGACAGGGTTTCTTACAAGGAACTTTAATCAAACTTTCAGAGGGACATCAACGGTTCCAACAAGAACTCCAGTAAGTAATGCCCCATCAGCCTTTAGTCAGACATCAAGAAATCCATTGTCCTCAGGTGCGACACAGGGGGCAAATAGAACATCAACCTCAACAACCACATCATTCAGTAGGTCATCAAAGAACCCTTTGACTTCCGGGGCATCAAACACTGCTACAAAAGCCCCCAAGACCTGGGCAGGAAGGGCATCATCATTAGCCAAGGGAACAGGCACCTATGTGTTGCCTAACTTGGTGGGTCTTGCCCCACTTCTCTTGATGAACCAGAACCCCTTAAAGGGACTTGAAAATCTGTTGAACCCTGCTAACTGGGTTCAGGACTTGTCCTGGTTGGGAAGTCTGCTTGACCCCAGTAAGTGGCAACAGGACTTTACTTGGGTGGAGCGAATGATGAGTAATCTTGGTGGTGATATAGGGTCAGCCGTTGGTGGATTAGAACGATTTGCTGAGGGTGCTTGGAAGGACGCTGAGACAGTAGGGTCTGATGCCGTGTGGGGTGTAGAGGAGATAGTGAAATATGCTCCCTACCTGGGAATGTTTATTGCGGTTTTATGGGTAATCCAAAGTTTCAACGGTAAGTAGAGAAGAATGTCCGGTGCTTCAGTTTGTGCGAAAACCAACCAAGAGTTTTTGACCGAGAAGTTGAACAACTACAAGGCCTTCCTGAAGTCAGTCAGTAAGAACACTGCTAAAATAGAGGAACTGGAAAAGTTCAGTCTTGACCATTTTTTGATTTTTGGTGCGACCACTTTGATGCCCCTCCATGCTTCCGGCAATGCCAAAGTGGCTGTAGATAAGACGATGGAGATGTGTGAGATAGATGATGTCCCTGCTGTCCGTGATAAGTTAGGACGCTATTATGAGTTTTTGGTTGCGTTTCTACAGAAAGAAAAAGATGCTTATTACAGTAGTAATGTCAGCGTGGCTCAACAATCGTAATGACCTTGATAGTGATGCTTCCCAGTCCCCTGTGTTCAAGGCAATGATGGCGAAGACCAAGGGTCATGTTAGTGTCCCTAATCAGCCTAAGCCACAGAATAAACAGGTTCGTTTTGACATGAAGCAACCCAAGCCTTACACCCCTACACAGTCATCACCCAAGGGAGACCCAAGTTGGACAATGGATAAGTTGGATTGGAGTTCTTATGCCCCGATGGCTATCTCTGCTATTGTGTTGGGTGGGACATATATGCTATCAAATGGAAAGGGTCAAGTTATAGCACAAAAACCACCACCAACTATCAACTTACCTGGCCTTGGGACATTTTAGTGTAGGGTTGTAGGGATTTACGATGTTCGTGATAAAATCCTGTGGATTATTTCACGACCATCATTATAATGGATTGGTCTCAGTTTAACACAGCCCCAATGTCAGGTGGTGTAGCGACGATGTTATATGGGTCTGCTATGGCTCAGGAGAACCCGGCCAAAAATCAGGCCAAGGCTCAGAACACCCTTGATAAGATAGCAGAGATGTTGAACCCTAAGCAACAAGATATTAAGAAGGTTGATAAGATAACTACTATGATGGTAGGAGACCTTCGTCAAAACCCTGATATGGCTATTCAGAATGCCAGTGCTACCTTGGTAGGTTCTATGCCTGGTGGTGCTACACAGAACCCTTTGATAAACACAGCAGTCTCAGGAGTGATGAAACAGACTGGGTCAATGAATGTGCCATTCATGTAAAGCATCAACGACCCAAATATTTAGCAGGGTTTGTGCCAAGCCATTGAGTTGTTCGCTCAACAGAGTTTCCAGCCCAGCCGGGACGGAGTAATAGACCAACATCATTGAGAGTAAATCTATTAAATCTGCCAGTCCAAGTCTCTGTTAAGTGTCTTGGATTGTCTAACTCAAAGGCTTTATTGGTTGTAAAGCCTTGACTGAAGAAATGTCTGTTGTAGTAGCGGTTATGCCACTCTGTTGCCTCATTAACCTGGGAGGGTAAAGTGCTTCGTGTCTCCATTTCTACTCTGGTCTCTCATTTTCTGTGAAAGAATATCCTCTTGTGTCATCTGTAGCCGTGCTTCTGCTTCTTTCTCTCTGCTCTCCAGCACCTGGTTCTTGTCTTGGATAGACTTCGCCCATGCTTTTGCTTGTTCTATCCAACCTCCTGGTCTGTAAGTTGCGTGTGTGGGCATCTCTAACTAATATAGGTTGGGAGGTTTTAATAGGAGAAGGTCTTCGGCTAAAGAGATTACCCATTGCTCTAATAGAAGTAATGGATAAACTCTTACGATTTGGCCACACAGCGAACTATGATGTTCAGGGTGTCGGCAGGGCATTGAAGTTCTCAATCCCTGTTTGGATATTACAACCCACACAGACATTAGATATCAAATCAGTTATATATAAGCCGGGTGTTGGTCTGGGATATATTGATATAGAAGCGATGATTAAGGACTTGCCGAAGGTTGCCTGTGGCTTACCAGAGCCACAAGGCTTAAGTAAAGACCACACGGGGGACACCCGCATTACACTCAAGCATCGCATAGTTGAGTGAGGTGATGTTGAGATAATATTGATATAATGCGTTTCCTCCCTGGACTGTGCCTGAGGAGGGAGGGAAGTTAGAAGGTGTGATGAACTTCAACTGCTCAAGGGTTGTGAGTTGCTCATAGCCCAGATTGACACCATTCTTCATGGTCTCACCAACATCACTGCTAAAGGGGACAAGGTAGGTGGGGATTACAGAGCCAAAGTTAGAGTTGAAGTTCTGTCCCCAGACCCACCAGCGGAGCCAGTCATCACGAAGGGTCTCAGTCATGCGACGGCCAACATTGTCCAGAAGTTCCATGGACTGGATTTTAGAACGAACATTCCACTTGGCCTGGGCATCGTTCTGGTTAGCAGGTTGAGGAGTGAGGAAGAAGAGAAGACCAGCAGAGAGGGACTTGAAGGCCTTCAACTGCTGATTGAAGGTCTGGGAAGGTGCCATGTTGTTGTAGGCCTCAGTGTAGCGGTCGTTGATGATTACCTTGTAGGACACGGCACCATTGCGATGCTCCCTCAACTTGGCCTCATAGTTGATGGCGGAGAGTTCCTGCTCATAGCAATAGAGTTGGACATTGTTGCGGAGAACAGGCTTGGCATAGGTCGTGCCACCACCAACATCAGCAGTGGTGTTTAGCACAGCAGGGAAGAAGATGCGAAGACGGAAGGGTGTGATGAAGCCAGAGACAAACACCTTACCCTGGGTGAGGGAACAGTTGATGGGTAGGTAGAAACCGGGATTGGTGTCGCTGTCGTAAGTTGTGGAGGCGGTAAGGGCAGAACCAGTGGCATAGGTGTTGGCCACATAGTTTAGCACAGGGGCATCAACCAACTGCTCCTGGTAAGCCTTGGTGCCGATGGCTGCCTGAGCCAAATGCTCAGGGTAAAGGGTCTCTATCGTGTCTTTTCCAGCCTGGACTTCTATGCGAGACACCCAATATGGCGTAGGAGGCACGGCAGGTGCTGTTCCAGCACCTACATCAATGGGCAATCGTAGCACAATGCCGGTGAGGATATGAAGTTCAGGAGGGATTTGAAAGTCAATGTAGGTCTCAGAACCAGCCCATGTCGTAGGGACGGCAGACTGGGGATTTACATAAACAACCTTGGGTTGCTCGGACAACACTGCGACCTGATGAGGAGGCACGGCAATAGCACGGCCGTCCAGGGTCTTGGTGCGAACACTCATTCGCTCATTGCTTGTAGGGGATATGTGGGCAATCGCCGCACGGTTCTGTAGTGCCTTCTCCTGAAAACCACCGTTGCCTGACATCTCTTATAACTGAGGTTCCGAAAGAAATATCGCAAAAAATCCCCAGGTTCAAGCCAAAGGCTTTAGGAAAGAACTAAAGCCCCCAGAACACCAAGGCCGATAAGGATTTTGTAGGAAAGTGCTTGGTTGGCATCTGGTGAAATCACCTCCGGGACGATGGGAAGAAACTGTCTTATGGCCTCATGGATAGGCGGGAGATTTACAGAAGGAGATTGAGCCAAGTCCCGCCGTAGGTAATATTTATCAGCCTTTGCTTTGTCCTCTTCCTTTTTGATTTGAGTGAGCCTGGCAATAGTTTCAGTTCGCTCCTCTCTTAACTTCCTGATGTCTTCTTGACGCTCAACACCCGCATCTGCTTGAAGTTTGTTGATTTGAGCAGTCAGTCTTTCTGCTCTTTGTCGTTCAACAAAAAGCATGTTGGCATATAACTCTTCCTCCTGGTTATTCTGGAACTGGTCGGAGTTAGTCTGGGCAACAAGATTATTGTAGAACATCTGTTCATTGATTACTTCATTCTTATATATAGTCATGAACAACTCTCTGTCTTGTTGATTAGTGATGAAACCAGTGTTGAACCCACCCATGCTGTCGGCCACACCTTTGACTTCATAAGCATAGTCAGCAGAGCCTCGGGTGAAACTATCCCAAACAAACATATCACGAAAGAAGGTCTCTGTCTTGCCTGAGGCATCTAAGTAAGGGTTCTCATAGGGCATTCGTCTAAGTAAGGCTAATAGATTTCATTACCCAAAAGAGATGGAATGGATAGTGATTAAGACGGCTCGTGCTGGAAGACTGATATGGGAGAAGAGGTTTGCTGATAAAGAGGCTATAGCCAAACACTTGAAGTGTTCAATGGATATAGTCAATGACATAGTAGCACATAAATCCTTCCCGAAAGGGAAGACTTGTGTGTTCAACAAATATTACATCAGACAAGCAGTGGAAAGTGATAAACCACCTGTTGCTCCCTTTACGATTTCTTTTGATTGATTTTCCCACCAACGAATATAAGATGCCAGGACACAACCTATTACTTGAAGCAGGAGTTGTAGGAGCAACAATAGTGCCGGTTTATGGGGTGGTCTGTGCTGTTGTAGATAGTGCCATGGGAACAAGAACCAAAGAGGCTTATGGGAGCCTGGGGAACTACGACTGGGTAGTAAAAGTTGCTCTTACGGGCTTTGTTTATCACAACCTTGCCGAGTTATATGGAATGAATGATTGGTTCCTTCGCAACTCAGTAGCCAAGCGTAAGCAGGAAAGGGAGCAGACAATGGATATGATGACCAGGCGTAAGGAACGCTATAACTATGAGAACTATGCTGTGCCTCAGTTCCCGGACGCTGACCGTAGAAGTCCCCTCAATGACAAGTGGGCAAGTGGCTCATGGACAACAGCACAGACGGCACCTGTAGCCAATGCTGTTCAACAGTTTCCAGTTCAGCAATAATCTAACCTATGGTAGAATGCCCAAACTGATAAGCATTACAGCATCAACGAACCCCAAGAAGAAACTGATGGCCAGATTTCAAATGGAGAATGGGAGGACTAAGACAACACACTTTGGTGCCAAGGGAATGTCCGACTTTACGATGAACCATGATGAAACCCGTAAGGCATCATATTTGGCCAGGCACAGGGCAACAGAAAATCATCAAGACCCCACCACAGCAGGTGCCTTGGCCAGGTGGGTGTTATGGAACAAGCCATCACGGTCTGCTTCAATCGCAGACTTCAAGCGTCGCTTTAATCTCTAAAAACCTAATCAACACGATAAGACCTAAAGAAAAAACACTATGTAATGATAGAAAGATGTCATCAAGTCCGACACAAGAACAACTATTAGAGACATGGAACCAGCAACAAGCCCGAAAGGCCTACTTGGCTGACTATGCTAAGAAGCGTCGTGAGAGTGATGATGGTAAGACAAAGACAAGGGCTAACTCAAGGGCATATTACTGGAACCACCGGGAAGACATCTTGGCTAAACGGCATCTTGGGCGTTCTGCTTTGACCCCTTCAGTGCCGACACCTTCTTCAATGACTTAGAGGCCTCACCAGGCTCACCTTTGGGCTTGGGTGTTTTAGGTTCCTTCTCCTTCTTGGTCTTTGTAGGCTCCTTGGCCTTTGCTCTCTCCTCTTCCCACTTGGCTCTTTGGCCTTCCATCTCAACAATCATCTTAATGATGCCCTCACGGGTCTTAGGAGGTTTGAAAGGTGGCATTCTACCCAAGGTTATTAAATAAACTTGGGTGGAATAATCGTAGTCTTAGTCAGATGCGTTTGACACCTGAAGGCATAAAACTTAACCCGAAATGTGTCGTGATTAGCACAGGTCTTGGCTTGGCTTATCTCTACTTACCTCATAACAGCCCGGCTGTCTTCTTGGGCATTCTTATAGGCTCCTATGTTGGGATTGCTTACTATGATGATTACTTTGATTGCTCTGACCGGTTGAGCATTGATAGTCCCCTTGGTAATAGTTTTGGGTGGTTGAAACCAGCCCCTGATTGGGAGACCAGAACCTATGGCACACATGGTAAAAATAGATGATTACTTCCTGGCATATAACTCTTGGGTGTGGGTTGAATGAGCCATCAGGTCTGCTATGGGTTTCTTGTCTGCTATGGGTTTTTCATCTTTAAGGAGGTCAGTGAGAAAGGCATGTCTGAGGATAGATGCCCCAGCCTTCTTGCCAGTCATTCGCTCCAGTAAATCAATGAGGTGCTGTGATAGACGATGACTATCCATAGGGTCTCCATCTTGTTTAACAAAAAGCCACATGCTGTCATTGGTCTCTCTCCACTTCCTGATGAGTGTGGCCAACTCAGGAGGGATATCAATGACTTGCTGACCAAAGGTCTTCTCAGTCTTGAACTTATTGAAGATGAACACAGGCTTGGCCTTCCTGATGAGGCAGTAGTTGAAGTTAGTGTCCTTGGTTTGCTTGATGGTCTTCACCACCATCATTCCAGCATAATCACAGCGACGGGGAGGGATATAAGTGTAGCAACCCAGGAGACAGGCATTCTGTGCTTCCCCTGTCTTGACACAATCCTCCCTGGCCTTTACAGCCTCAGCCCATGTGAGTGGGTCTTCACCTTCTTTATCCATTGGTTCCTGTTTCATTGAAGTCTCCTTCACCCTTTGGAAGTAGCCAGTGAATAGTTTGCCATAGACCTTCAATGCCTCCTCATCAGTGGCCACCTTGCGTCCAGCCAACACTGACTTGACTACACTGTAATAGGTCTTTCTTGAGTTGTTGGAGGCTTGGTCTTCAATCCAAGCAACCACAGGAGCAGTTGTAGCCAAAAAATCCAACCCTGTCGTGTCGGGAGCCACTGCCTTCCTGATGCGTTGGATTGCCTTTTCGTAATAGGCTTTGGTCGTCGGATTAACATCAGTCATCTATATTATTAACACAGGTTTTGTTTAGGTGTTAATCCCGGGTGTAGGGATTATTCGTTGATAAGGCAACCCTTCTTTACATCTCCAACATCGTTGATGTTTGAGTTAGCAGTGTTGGATATGTAGTTCTTTGCTACAAGCCACTTGCGAATAGCACGGGGCTTGAGTGTGTAGATGGAGCCTTGGTTGTTGCGACCACTGGTGATGCCGTCGTCAGGGATTGACATTTCCTTCATGAGACAGAAGAACTTGGTGGCTGTCATAGAGTTCTTTTCACCCGTGTGGCCTTGTGCTAACTTCCAGTCATTGAATGCCTTGAAGATGTCAGAGGCTTTGAAGACCAAGCGACCATAGGGGTCAGCCTTGTCCTCACGGAGAAAGTCGTTGGCCTCAAAGCACAGGAACTCAAGGAAGTGGTAGTGATAGGGCATATTCATAGTCCGCATCAACTTCCACTGGAGGGTCTTGGGTCTATCGCTAATCCAGTTCTTACCAACAACCTTGCGGGACTTGAGCATATTGACGAACCAGGTGATGACACCAGGCTCCTTGGGAGGTTCATTCTTCTCACAGTTGCCAATCTTAGTGGCCAAGGCACCAAACCACACACGGTCTTGGGCATGTGCGTGTGGGACAGCCTTAAAGAAGGCATAGCGTCTATCCTCCTCCTCAACCTTGACAGCATTGAAGTTGTTGGTGGTGAGAATGAAACGGGCAGGGAAGTTGATGGTGGTAGGGTCAATGCCCTTGGGGTGATAGGTGGTGGTGGGACTGGTGATGAAGGACTTGAACTTATCCGAGTTGCCGTGGAAGGTCTTACCCTCACCCTCCTCAACCTTGATGAGCAACCTGTTCTTGATGCGGGTAGTGAAGGAGCCAAACAGGTCAGTCTCTGGTTGAGCAGTCATGAGGGATAGGTCATCACCTAAGATGAACTTGCGGAACCAGTCCCAAACGAAGTCTTTACCAGTGCCTTGCTGACCACCAAAGCACAGGCACACACCTGACTTGATGAGAGGCTCCTGAATGATTTGACCCATGAAATCCAGGACATATTCCATCGCATCAGGCTCACCACCGCAGAGGGCAAGGATAACCTCCAGTAGTTCAGGGCATTCCACAGGTGGAGCGTCAATGTAGCGTTCAAATGCCCAGCCCTTGAACTCATTGAAGTGCGTCTCGGGACACATGGAAGCATCAGGATAGAAGGCAAACCTGGTGTAGGTGAGCATGTTAGGGTCAGTGAGCCAGGTGTTGATGAAGGGCAAACGCACCTTGCCCTTATCACCCTTATCCACCACGAAGCCAGTGTTCTTGAACAGTTGCTTCAACTTGTCCTCCGTCATGGATAACCACTCATCTTCTATCTTCACATTGAAGCACACAGGCACCTTGATTTTGACAACCTCCTGCTCAAAGGTCTCCCTTACAGCCATGTAGTTGGGGTGATTGAACAGGAAGCCATCGTCCATGTCATCATCAGGCTCAGTGAATAGGACACCATAGAGTTGAAGAGCCTTGGTCTCATCAACCTTGACAGTGCCGTGGTTGTTAGGGTAGGCAAAGCACTGGACAACACCTGAAGGCTTACCTGATTTCTTGGTGGTAGCATTGACAATGATTTGGGATTGCTTGGTCTTGTCATGCTGGAAGTCTCCACATAAGCACTGGGTAGTAATGGGACTACCACAGAACTTCTTGTTGGATTTCTCTTTGATTTGCCACTGGGTGTTGGACGGCAGGTTGAGGATTTTGTTGATGCCGATGATGAAGTCAGTGGCATCAGGGGCATTGGGAGTGCCAGGGTCTGATGCTTCAGCCACAGGCTTGGGCTTGGTTGGCTTGATGGAAGCCTCCAGCAGTGCCTTGGCCATTTCGTCTCTGATGGGTAAAGCAGGGACGGAACGGTTCATCGCATAGGAGGCTTCCCTGCGGAACTTGGCTTCATCACTGACCACCAGAGCCTTCAGGGGATAAGCAATAGTGCCATTCTCCTCTTCAACAGGGCATAGGCTTTTGAGTTTGAAGATGGTTTTGTAGGGAGGACGGCCTACCTTACCAAGACCAAAGATAAACCATGAGTTGCCACTGGGTCGCACCACCGCAGCGTCCCACCACTTGTTAGCATCTTCCAGCACTTCAACAGGGAACTTGAGGTGGTTGAGAAGACCACGCTGAAGACCAATAGCACGAAGAGCCGTGTGGGTCTCCAGTGTAGCACGAAGACCAGGGGCAAGGATATGAAAGCCATCACACACGAACTTACCCTGGCTGGTGTTAGACCGTTCATAGGGAAGCACACGCTGTTGGACAATAAAGGACACAGCACCTTCAACATTGAGATGCTCACGATAAAGTTGATTGAGGGATTTGATGAAGGGTCGCAGGTTGTCCTCAAGCCACTTTTGATTGAGGAATGATTTATCAGGTAGGTCGCACTTGAACTTGAAATCCAAGTCAAACACAGCACCAATCACAGGGGTAATCTTCTCAAGTAGGGGGAAGTTGCCACCATTAGCCACAAGGGCATCTACAGCACACATTACCTCTTCAAGCCTGTCGTCCGGGATATTGTAAATAGCACCTGCCAGAGGATTGCTTTCGTCAAATGCCTGATGCGTAATGCCTGTGCTTCCAACGGGTAGTTTGAACTGAGCAAGTAGGCTTTCCATTCTATCTATAGTCATTGCCTTTTCTTTAGGCAGTGTTCCCATCGTGTTGCTGAGATTTAGGTTATTTTCACCTTTCAACATCGTCCTTATGGTTTCCCATAAGAGACCGACCACGGTTCAATTTTTTATCAGTTGTAAAGGACACCCCCCATCGTCCGCCCGTGATTAACTAATAGCAAAAAACGGGCTTTTAGCCTCTTTTATTTTGCTTTATATATATATCAAGTCCTGGACACCCTACACACCCTACACTCCCGCACCACCAGTCTTGGCCTCTAAGATGACCTGGGCATCTTTGATTTCATTCAACTCCTTGCGAAGAATGTCCTTCTCCGCTTCAGTCTCCTTGCGGACTTGAGCCATCTTCTTCATGAACTCGTCCTTCAGCACCTCAGCCCTGGATATGAAGCGGTTATCAATGTCCTTGATGCGACTTTCAAGTTTGGTTATCTTCTTGGTCTGTTGCTCAGCAGGTGTGCTGAATAGGGTGTCCAACAGGTCAATGTGGCTGGTGGAATGGTCAAATATGTCATGGCGAATATCAATAGGAAGGTTATCATCATCAACGGCATCTTCACTGACGAAGGTCTCGCTATCATCATCGTCCTCATCATAGTTCTCAAGGTGGTTATCCTCCTGATAGACATCATGGTGGTCGTTGATGGTGAAGGGCTGGTTGTCAAGCCACTCATCAATGGCTGACTGCTGTTGTTGCTCACCCAAGGCATTCCACTTGGCCTTCACCTGCCGAACGAAGTCATCAGTGGTGTCTCCAACCTCATTACAGTAGTTCATGAGGAAATCATCTTCAGTGATGGTGTGCTTGACGAACACGGTCTCCTTCTTGGTGCGAACATAGTTAGAGCAGAACTTAATAGGAAACTGAAACTTGGTAGTGGAACTCATGGTTGCTATGCCTACCACTCAGGGCTTTCCAGGTTTCAATTTTTTATCAGTTGTAAAGGACACCCCCCATCGTCCGCACCCAGCACCATGAGGACGATGGGGGGTGTCCTTTACAACTGATAAAAAATTGAACGCCAGGAAGCCAAGAAGGTAGGCACCCAAATATAGTAGATGAGTGCCGATATTAAGATGATGGACGGTTCTAATGCTACTTACTATGTCCCTGCTCACTCCGCTTCTTCTCCAGGCCATCTCGGCAGGTGCCGTGTGATGGCCAAGACGGTGAAGACCTTGACTGATGATGGAGTGGCAAAGGTGTGGAAGCGTCAGGTGCCTAACGGTGAGACCATGACACGGGGATATGGTGATTACTGGGACACCTACACATTCGTGTTGGACAGCGACAAGGCTAATAAACCTGCTGAGTTCTTCACTCCAATCAGCAAGGTGAAGGTGGAGATGAAGAAGGACAATGACAACTATCACGACAGGAAGTTCCTTGAGCCTGAGGAGGTGAAGGATTGGGTGAAGAAGCACCTGAGGGGTGTTGAGCCTGTTGTTGGCACACACCCCGTCTATCGTGAGGCCAACCCAAGACGCCCTCATTTCGCTGATGGTCGTAAGGAATATGATGTTATCATTCATGAGGCCACACCTTGGCATATCCGCTACTCTATCCAAAACTTCAGGGTGTTTGATGCTGACCATGGTCAGCCCACTTCCCTTGAACACTACAACATCTTCATGACACCTGGCACATTGGACAAACTGACTGTGCGATTTAGTAATGGTAAGGTGCTGTGGATAGATGATGGCTGGACATGGAGAAAGCACTACCACTATGACGACCCATTCCATGTTCATAACCCATTGCCTGGACGCTGGAGGCCACTGGCTGTGCCTGAGGGTCTGGAACTCTAACGACCCAGCACGGGGCTACACGGAAGCCTACACTGACGGGCGTGTGTCATAAATCAGAGGAGTTGATTGAGTTCTATATCAGTGTAGTGTAGAGTAGTAAGTTTTATATAAAAAGAAAATAGTA